CAGTCCCCAAAAACCTTGCTGTTATGCGATTCTTTATTTTTCATGTGCCTAAAATTGCCGATTTACTGTCGAACTCGGGCTAGAGCGATGACGGTTTATATATTGAGTGGAAAAGTCGTTTGCGGTGATTGCGGGTCTCTTTGTGCGGGCCTGACTTACACCAACCGGGCTGGGAAAGGGCGGCGATACTTTTACTACAGATGTCAGAAAAAATGCGGCAACCGGCAGATCCCGAAAGCTGATCTGGAACAGGCCGTCATTGACCGGATCGCCGACCAGGTGTTTTCGGACGAGGCAACCCAGCGGATTGTGAAGCGGGTACAGGAAATGTACGCAGAGTGGCGAAAAACGTCTGGGTCTCAGCGGGAAGTGATCGAGCAGGAGATCCGGGACTTGGAGCGGAAAATTGACAATTGGCTGGAGGCCCTGGGTGAGGGTATTGGAAACCGCCAGGCGCTCATTGAAAAAGTGAACGCTGCGACGGATAAAAAGGAATATTTAGAGCGTGAGTTGCTAAAGATCCAGGCCATGGAGCACGTGCCGCAAATCAGCGAGCAAGAGATCATGAAAGTGATGAATAAGAAAGTCACCATCAACGACGTTCGCAATGCCGTGAACGCCGCACTCGACACCGCGTTCCCGGGCATCCCGATCTTGGATGAAGAGATCAAGCAGGGCCTGACACCGCCCTGCTTTTTCGTTCGCCTGTTGGAACCAGAGCACACGCAGGAGCTCGGCCGCCGGTTCTTCCGATACCACCCATTCGTGGTCCGGTATTTCGCTCAGGACCGCTCCAATGCCGTCATGTACGACATGGCCGAGAAGCTGACGACGGCGCTCCAACAGATCGAGGTGGCCGGCCGCCCGGTTCGCGGGACGGGAATGCGGTTCGAGATCATCGACGAAGTGTTGCACTTCTTTGTCGAGTACAATTTCCACGTCTGGGCGCCGCGGCTGGATGATCCGAAGATGCGGACGCTCGACGTGCAGGAGGGGTTGAAGTGAGCGAAAAGAAAGCAGCAGTGAAATTTACGAAGCAGCAGTTCTTGAAGTCGGCGAATTTTACGCCGGTTCGAAAGGACGTGCTTCGCGCGCTCCTGAAGGACGACGAAACTTACACCATCGATCAGGTGCGGAAGCTGATCGATGACTACGCGAAAAGGAAGGTGACGTGACATGCCCGGCGGAACCTGGACAACTCAAAACAAGGTGCGCCCTGGCGCCTACATCAATTTTCGGAGCGAACAGAAGGCGCTCGGCACGTTGGGAGAGCGCGGCATCGTGAGCCTGCCGTTGCAGCTTTCGTGGGGACCGGCCAAGCAGGTGATAGCGGTAGAGGCTGGCGCGGACACGTTTGAGGTGCTCGGCTACCCGATCACAGCGCCCCAGCTGCTCCTGGTACGGGAGGCGTTGAAACGGGCCCGCACGCTCCTGCTGTACCGGCTGAATACCGGCGTCCAAGCATCGGCTACAGTCGGCGGGTTGACCGTGATCGCCAAGTACGGCGGCACCCGCGGCAACGACATCAGCGTCGTCATACAGCCGAACATCGACGACCCGGCGCGTTTCGATGTTCGGACGCTCGTCGCCGGCCAGGAGGTCGACGCGCAGACGGTCGCTACACTCGACGAGCTGGCCGGTAACACGTGGGTCAGCTTCACCGGCGCCGGCGAGGTCACGCTGAAGGCCGGCACGCCGCTGACGGGCGGTGAGGACGGCGAAGTGACGGCGCAAGACTACCTCGATTACCTGGCAACGATCGAGGTGCACGATTTCAATACCATCGGTCTAACGGCCACGGACGCGGCGACGAAAGAGGTGTTCGTGTCGTTCGTGAAACGGCTCCGAGACGACGAGGGCAAGAAAATCCAGGTCGTCGTGGAGAACTATCCGGGGGCTGACTACGAGGGTGTCATTAGCGTCAAGAACGGCGTCGTGCTGGCCGACAGAACGACTCTCACGGCGGAGCAGGCGGTCGCGTGGGTGGCTGGGGCGACGGCCGGGGCGGCTGCGAACCAGTCCCTGACCTACGACGCCTACGACGGTGCGGTGGACGTTTCGCCGCGGCTGACCAACAGCCAGATTATTGCGGCCCTGCAAAACGGCGAATTTGTATTCACGGCGATGGACGGCAAGGCCGTCGTGGAGCAGGACATCAACACGCTGCACACGTTCACGGTTGAGAAGGGCAAGGCGTTCAGCAAAAACCGCGTGCTGCGGGTGTTGGAAGGACTCGCGAACGACTACATGCGGGTGTTCAGCCAGTCGTACATCGGCAAGGTGCCGAACAACGACGACGGCCGGAACCTGTTCAAGAGCGAGTGCATCAACATCACGAACCAGTACGCCAACATGGGCGCCGTGCAAAACTTCGATCCGCAGACGGACCTGGAAGTGTTGCCTGGTGCGGACTCGGACGCTGTGGTCGTGAATCAGTGGGTGCAGCCGGTGGACAGCATCGAGAAAATCTATATGACCGTGACGGTAAGGGGGTGATGAAGAATGCCGTTCATGCGTGAGCAGGATGCCATCAGCGGCAAACAGGCCAAAGCTTTTGCCACTATCAACGGCCGCGTGGAAGAGCTGTTCTACGCCAAGTCCATCGAAGCGACGATTGAGAAAAACAAAGTTGATGTCCCGGTGGACTATATCAAAACCGGTAAGGATTTCTGGTTTAATCTGATGATTGTCAATGAGGACCCGCCGTCAACGGGTTGTGTTTAAAGGCTGCAACTTGGACAGCGTGTCCGCTGCTCAATTCGACGCCACCAGCGACGACAGGTTGGAGGAAGAAATTCCGTTTACGTTTAGCGATTATGAAATTCTGTAATCCTTCAATACCATCATGGGCGTCTAATTCGGGCGCCCAATATTCAGGGGGTAAGCCATGAACAGCACTTTGCAAGAATTTCTGAACGCGCATCCGATCGATGGCCTGACCGATGAGGTCGTCGTTTCGCCTCGGTTCAAAGACAAGGACGGCAACATTCTTAAATTCCGGATCAAGGCGATGACGAACCATACATTCGACGACCTGCGCAAGCGGTACACGCGAGTCGGCAAAGGGCGCAAGGTCGAATTCGATGTGCAGGGTTTCAACAAAACCGTCGTCATCGAGCACACGCTGGACCCGAACTTCAAGGACGCTGAAAGCATTAAGAAACTCGGGTGCACCACGCCGGAGGAGTACCTGAGCCGGGTTCTGCTCCCCGGGGAGGTCGCGACGCTCGCACAGAAAATTTTCCGAGCTCAGCGGTTTCGACGTTGACATGGAGGAGCTCGTCGAAGAGGCAAAAAACTGATCCGGGAGGGCGACGCGGAGGCAAACTACGCGTATTATGCCCTCCACAAGCTGCATATCCTCCCGGGGCAGTTTGTCAACCTGCCGCGGGAGGAGAAAGCGTTTGTCATGGCCGCGATTGACATCAGGATCGAATAGGAAAAGAGAGAAGCGGCAAGGGTTGCACGGGAGTCGAAACGAAGATAGCCCTTCTGGCGTAGAACATGGTAAAATGTTACCAACAAATTGTGCGTGGGAGGGCTGTCTATTGTTTTACGTTTTTATGTTTCTGTGGCTTATTTTTGGGATTATGTTCATTGTAAGTTTTATCTATTGGTTGATAAAAAGAAAGCATGGAAAATATGTTTTATATTTGTTTAGCATTTCTTGTGTAAGCCTGATCATCGGGATAATTATTAGTGCCAACGAACCTATGCCAGTTAACAATTCAACTGCTGAAAAAGAAAGAAGTACAGAGATTGATGAGAATATGATCGTTAATGCAGTTGAATTTGCAGGCATAGACGAAAAACATTTGATTGATTTAATTGGTGAGCCCGAATCGAAAGACGAATGGAATTTCACAAGCCCAAACGGACAAACATATAAAGCGATGACATTGGTTTATGAACAAGGTAATAAAGAATTTCTTTTTATTGACGGAAAAGTTGTTAGATTTACATACTATGGAAATAAACAGACTTACAAAAACGAAAAGCATGCACTTGCGTTATTCGGTATTAAACCAGGACCAAATATAACATTAGTCGCAGACACAGGAGCAGCTTTGAGATATCGGAATGTGGATGAGTCGATGAAAATAGATGAATTTTGGCTAATTGAGGATTCAGATAGTTCTATTGGAACCGTGAAAATAACATATGATTTGGCATATTTTGAGTGAGCCTGTTCAAAGGCTCATTTTTATTTGAGAGGTGAGCCCATGCCCACGATTTCCTCCACGCTCAATTTATGGATGCCATGACCGGCCCACTTAAATCCATCGTGACCAGCATGGATCTGGTAATTCGTACATTTGAGCATATGCAAACTGTCACGGAGCGAAACACGAATGTGGACCGAATGCTGACGGCAGCTAAGAAGCAAATTGCTTCTGCCGAAGCAGAGATCCGCAGGCAAATTGAACAGGCAGATCAGGCACAAAAACAGTTTAACCAGTCCATGAAACAGGGAGAAAAGGGAGCTCACGGTCTGCTGGCGTCGATCAAAGGTATCGCAGCGACATACCTTTCGTTGCAGGGGGGCCAAGCTATCGTCAGAGTAAGCGATGAGTATGTGAACACGTTGGCACGGCTGGATTTAATCAATGACAAACTACAAACCACGGCGCAGCTACAAGAAAAAATCTTTGCGGCGGCCAACCGCGCGCGAGGAAGTTACTCCGACATGGCCGGCGTTATCGGCAGGATGGGCGTTCTTGCAGGAAAGGTGTTCAGTAGCAATGACGAGCTGATCGCCTTTACGGAACTCATGCAAAAAGCTTTCCGAGTTGGTGGTGCGTCGACCATAGAACAGCAATCTGCAATGTATCAATTGTCGCAAGCAATGGCCGCAGGAAGGCTTCAAGGTGATGAGTTCCGATTATGGAAGCTGCCCCGAGACTTGCCCAAGCCATTGCAGATGTTACTGGGAAGTCTATGGGCGATTTGAAAACAGTGTCGGCAGAAGGTGTAATTACAGCGGACATTATAAAAGCAGCAATGTTTAATGCTGCGGATGACATCAATCGGCGGTTTGAGACGATGCCGCGAACGTTTGGGGATGACATGAACTTACTGAAAAACTCTGCTCTCCAAGGTAAGCGTCAAATAGCCCCCACCTGTCAATCAGATGAGGGCTATGATACATTGGATTATGATTGAGGCGCTCGGCAAGTCAGCGGCAAGGATGACG